ATTGTAATAAAATCAAGGGGTTATAGGGGGGATGGATAAATTATATTGTTAGAATTTAGGGATTGGTGTATAATATTGGCTAGTTGGGAGAAAGAGGAAGGAAGAAAGGAAGAAAAGAAAGAGCACTGAAAAAGAAGAAAGAAAACTTCGGGAGGTGTATGATGTAAAGCTTAAAGAAAAAGTTTAACTTATGAGATGTTATTTATTGTTTGGCTTTGCGGGTTTTTCTCTTTCGTGGGAGGCTCTTGAAAAAGAGTGAAATGGGAGGGGGAGCTGCCAGAGGCAGGGGGAGGGGAAGCAGATGGAGGTTCTTGAATGGGTTTTTTGGAAGAGTTTCTTTTATTAAAACTGAGGAAAGAAAATGTATAAAATAGAAAACGTAAGCATCGCTTCTTTAATTGAAGCGGTAGAAAACGATTTAATCCTTGCTGAAGACGACGACGAAGTTGAAGCTTGTAACTTTGCTCTATGCCGTCTAGAGACTGCTCCAGAAGGAAGCAAGTTGGTTCCAATTGAAGAACTGGACGCTGCGCGAAGCCAAGGTTTTAAAGTCCAGGAAGGTTTCTGGGAAATTAACGGCAAAGCTTGGTATCTTTGCGAGAAAATTTAGGAGAAATTTATGTCAGTTAAAAGAAGAAAAGCGCGGCTCTCAGCTTTCGGAGTAAGCTATTTACGAAGTTTTCTAGCTCCTGAAGCCGAAATAGAAGTAGAGCCAAGCGAGAACAAAAAACAGCACTTCGATCTTTATTTTAAAGGCGAGTTTATAGCCTGCGTACATGCTTCATGTTTTATATACACTGAGGATAAAGCCATGCAAGAAGAAAAAGAAAAAGAAAAAGAAGAAAAGAAGCCTTTTCTAGTTAACCGTTATAGCATAGACGAAGGAATTGCCTTGCTTGAGCAAGCTATGCTTGAAGTATTCTTTCAAGAAGAACGAGAACTTATTTTACAGGAAGAATTAGAAGAAAACAGAACTTTAGTTCTTAAAGATTCTACGTTAAAGAGCTTAGACCGTACAGGAGTTTGTTTATGGCAAGTTAAAGGGGATAGAGAGATTCTTCGGAGTTTAGAAGACAGAAGAAGTAAGTACATTGCTTATAAAAAATGTCTTACCCCTTTAACTCTTACTGTACAGCAAGTACAAATTTTAATTAAAGCTTCTCAAACCAAAAGAGAGGAAATTGTAAGAGTTCTTATTTCTTATTCAGAGAAAGAAGCTCTTCCCGCAAACTATTCAATGGCCGGAATTATGGAATGGTACGAGACTTATTGTCTTTAAGGAACTTTAATGAAAATTGAATTAAATAAAGAAGAGCTTGAAGCTTTAGTTAAAGAAGCTGTATCCAAGGGCAAACAGGTAGAAAGTTTTAAAGTTATATGGTTTGTAAAATTTCCATATCTAGCTGAAGCAGTTGCTTGCAGAGTAGAACTTGAAGAAACTTTCGTACCGAAGTATATCTTCTTCAAGTGCCCTCACTGTGATTATGAATATCATCCAAAAGATAAGCTTCTTTCTGGAAAACCTTTAAAATGTCCTACTTGTTTTGGGCAGAAGTTAGAGCCGAAGGAAGAAGAAGGCTTGGTTGAAAAACCAAAACAAAGTATGCCTAAGAGACTTCTTGTTAACGAGTTGCCCTTTGAAACTGGTTCGTTAACAAGCGAAGCTCAGCTTCAATCAAAGACTCGAAAGGAGTAAGTATCATGTCTTACCAAGCAGCAGAAGCTTTAAGAAAATCCCTTTCCGATATAGGAATTAAAGAAACTTGGATAACGCAAGGTGGAGTTAGTATTCAATGCGCTAAGCATGAAGTTAAGAAAATGCTAAGAGTTATAAATTCCTTAAAAGATTCTTTAAAGTTTGTGGAACTTTCTCTTTCAGTAAGGAATAAGAAAGGAGTTTTTGAGAGAAGAGAGTTTAAAAGGATTGAAGGAAAAACTATCGAACTTGCTTCCCAGAAGCAAGGTTAAAAATTTACTAAAAACAAGGAGCAAAAATGCTTAAAATAGATAAGAAAATAACCGGTTTTAAAGTTTTAAATAAAGAAGAGAAGGCTTCGGCAGAAGCCTTGGCAGAGAGTCAAGCTCTTGAAAAGGCTCGACCTTTGGTAAAGGAGAAACTTCATAGAGGCGACGAGCCTCTGCCAGGAAAAACCTACAAAATCAAGCCTCCAACTTTAAACCACGGGATTTACATTACCGTGAATGACTTGCTTCTTGAAGGCAAATTTGCCCCTTATGAAGTCTTCCTAAGCACGAAAAATGCTGAAGAGAAGCATTTTCTTGACGTATTGTCTCTGACTCTGACTACTTTCTTCCGCCTTCAGCAAGATATAAGCCACTTGCTTCTTGAGTATTCGGATATTCCAGCTGTTAATGGCGGTTATTGGGTGAAGCCGAAGGTTGAAGGCGAGAAAGGAGTCTTTTACAAGTCTTACATTGGACAGATTGCAGATGTAATTGCAAGGCATTTAAAGACTTTAGAGCAAGAAAATGTCTCGTCAATTTCTAAACCTTCGGAAATAGAAATAAAGCTGGCTTTTGAAACTGGAATTTATACGCCTTCAGTTTCAGAAACCTTAGAGGATATTTTAAAAGCAGAAAAGCTTCTTATGGTTGAAATTCAAAAAGAAGAAGAAGAAGAAGAAGAAGCAAAGCCTAAAGGCCAACTCTGTCCTTCCTGCGGAGAATCTTCCATGCAGTTGCTAGATGGCTGTTTAACTTGCTTAACTTGCGGCTTTTCTAAATGTGGTTAGAGGAGATAGCTTAGCTGGCTTCAATTACCCTATTTAAAACTTAATTACGCAGTTTAAAAGTTTATAATCCGTGGGTAGCCTGGATTGTTAGCAGAAATAACAGTTAGTCCATCGTCGGACAAGCCGCATCTGACGATGCTTGAAGCTCCTGGAAATGTTATGTCTGTCCACGTTGCTCCTGAATCTGTTGATCTTAGAATTAGATCAACCGTCCAAGCAAGTCTTATACTCCCGTTATTGGAAATGCAAACGCCTTTAAAAGCTCTACTCCCCGCCGCTGTATTATCCGACCAACTTGCGCCGTAGTCTGTAGACTCTTTAATGTAAGCTGTGCCGCTTAAAGACGCAATAGCTTGATCTCCAGCGTCATTTGAAGCAACGTCTAAAACTGAGTATGAATTTGTGTAGTCCGTAAAAGACGTACCCATGCTATTGGATACTCTAATAACCCCATTCCCTGCAGCAATAACTCGACTACCGTCTGAGCTAATAGCTAGAGCTTGGGCTGCCGCACGGTTCTCACCCCCGTTATTTATTACATTTGTTGCTGGGGTTGAATATAATCTATATATTCCCGAGTTTGCTGTCGATTGAGATATGTAAAAAGCCCAATTATTTCCGTTTGATTGTGTATCAAACGCTCCTGAATATAGAGAGTTTTGAGAGTTGCCCAGAGTAAAAGTACTCCCGGAATTAATACTACAATAAACGTATAACCCTGAATTTACTGAATGTCTACCAAAGAGGTGGTAATAAGTTCCATTAGTAGAAACTTTACATCTAGTCTTAATATCTTGCGTATAAGTTTGCCCTGTTGTTACTTTACCTGTCCAAGTTACTCCGCTATTGGTTGAGACATAAGGGTCATAGGCAAAGCCTATCATTTTTGTTCTATCATTAACAATATCGAAGTCCTGCCAGTTTGTGTTAGGTGCCCCTGATAGCTCTGTCCAAGTAGGAGAAGAACTTACAGAAAAGTACCACGGATTTAGATAACCAGACATTAACCTGCTCCAGTGGCGTAGCCAATCAAGTATATAACTGCCTGCTTTGTTCCTGTGCCAGCAACGTCAATACTAAAAGTAATTGCATCGGCTGAAGCAATGCTTAAAGGAGTTGAAGTTAGAACTGCGGCTGTTGCGGCTGTAGAACTATGGTTTTCACCAGCATCTATTGTAACTTTGGTACTAAAGACGGAAGTTCCGTTTTTCTTTACATCAAAAGTAGGTACGCCGGAAGAAGAAACTGTATTAACTCCAGCTTTAATTTTAGTCAAAGAGAAAGCGTAGGGAAAGTGGAAAGTTATGGGTACTGTTCCTGTAGTTAGAGCTGTTATCGTGTCACTTATAGCGATAGGAAAACATTCTTGAGTTCCGTAGTCTCCAGGAGTCCAGGAAGCTCCGGTAGCACCTGTCGGCCCTGTGGCCCCAGTACTTCCAGTAGCGCCTGTGGCTCCAGTATCTCCTTTACTAGAAAGTAAAGTCCAATAAGTTATATTAGGCGGAACTTGATTTGTATTATTTGCAATACAAGTATAAGAAGAGCCTGCATTTTCTACAACATCGTAAGGAACGTAAGCAGTTAAGCTAGACCAGGCTCCAAGATTCGTGAAACCTTGTCCAGCAGGGCCGGTTGCTCCATCTATACCAGCGGCTCCGGTTGCCCCGGTAGCACCTAAATCTCCAGCCCGGTCGAAACAAATAGTCAATTCATCCGAAGCAGCAAAAGGACTTGCTGAGCTATAGCCTATACAAGTTCCATGTATGTTATTAAAACCCGTGTGCGCTACGGTTGCGCTTATGGAGAATAAAAGATAAGAAAGTGGATCGGAAGTTTTAAAGAGTCTAAGAAAACCTTTTATAGAGTTTGTGCTATCGGCGAAAGAAAGAATTAAGCTATCTATATTAATTCCATTACTATTTAAAAAGTCTGTATGAATTATAGTAGTTAAATTTTGCGTAGCCTCATTGAATCCGATAAAACCGCTTCCTGGGTCAGTGTTTGAAGTATCAGTAGTAAATAAGAAAGGTATAGATATAGCTCCACCTACAGCTCCAGTGATTCCTATGTCTCCTTTATCTCCAGTCCTATCGAAGCAAAAAGTAACATCGTCTAAATCTGAAAAAGGATTAGCTTCACTTGCGTCTAAGCAACTTACAGAAAGATTTCTATATCCCGAAGGAGAAGCTAAAGAAGAAAAGGAAAAAAGTAGCCATTTTGCAGGGTCAGAGGTTAGGAAAAGTCTTATTTCTCCTTTTAACGTACTCGTACTATCAGCCAGAGAGTCTAAGACAGCTGTCCAGTCTGTAGAATTTGAAGCAAGAAGATCAGTTCGTATTGTAGTTGCAGAACTTTGCGTAGCATTGTTTAAACTGAGTAAGCCATCTCCATGATCGGCGTCTGAAGTTAAGGTACTGAAAGTATAGGGAATCGTTATAGCTCCGCCCGGAGAGCCGAAGCCTCCAGTTGAAGTAATATTCTGCCAATCAGTCCAAGCACGAGTCCCTCCGTCGTTATAAGAGTTTCTTCTCCAGATGGTATAGTCAATATCTGAAAAAGTTTCTAAAGTCTGGACAATGTAGACGGAAGTTAAAACTTCTACAAGACCGACGAAATCTTTATCCAAAGCTGGAGCATTTAAAGCTCCGGCAAGACTTTTAAAAAGCCCTGCCGTAATTACAGAGTTCCAGTTTTCTGTAGTGGCTGTGGCAAGTCGAGCTTTGCCAGCTAATGTTATGACTTCGGAAGGTATAGCCATTTTAAATTCCTACACTAATTGAGTCAGAAGAAATTCCTTCTGGCTTGTTTAAAGTTACTGAGTCTTCAAGTCGGAAAGGAAAACTAGGCTTGATTCCAGAAAGTGTTTCAAAAGTTCTTGCTTTTATTTCTATAGAAAAAGGCGCATCGAAGGAATCAAGAATTGTGCTTTCGTCAAGGATAAAATATGTGCCATAGTTCTGGTAAGTGAAGGAGAAAGACACGAAGTGATCTTGTACTACTTCTAAAGCATCTGTTACAGTTTCAGGTCGGTCAAGCCCGATTTCGGAGAGGTCACGCTGAGAAAGATTCTTTACAACAGATTGCTCTTGAATGGAACCGTCAAACATAATTACTGAAATTTCATATACTATAGCATGACGCTGTGCTATTGTCAAGGGAACTATATGGGAGAATACGACTTCTACAAAGATTTGACAGGAGGATAAACCTTCTTGAACTTTAAAACTAGGCACGACGTCTGTAACCTTGTTTAAGTTCTTGAAAATTTGCTGTAGTGGAGCTTGGGTATAAGTCAGGTCAATAAAGTCGAACTTCTCTGTCTGGTAAACTTTTGCTTCAACTTTAAATCTGTCTTCAGAAATATCCATCTTGGTTATCGTCCAGTAGGTTATGTTACTTTCAACCTTTGCGAAAACAGAGTTTTCAATAGGGTCAGCAATTAGGCTGAAATCCCAGGTGTCTGAAACTTTAACATGCTCGTCAATGGCGTAGTTACTCGTATGCGGTTGAACGTTTGTAGGGAATAAATTCAAGAAGCTTTCAGAAGAAGTTAAAACTTCTTCTCCAAGTTGAGAAACATCCCGTAGGTAAAAATAGACGTAGTCGGTATCGGAGATTGACATTTCTTCGTCAAAGATTATCGTGTAAACGGTTCCAACATTGGTGAAGCTTTTAATTCTTCCAGTCTTCTTCGTAAAAGCTAAAGAAGAATCTATGATTCCAATAACCTGACCTTCGTAGAAGGAAGAAAGCTCCATTCCGCCGGAGAAAGAAACAAACTTATTTCCGATGAGAGTGTCCCAGAGGAGACCTCTGGCCTTTATAACAGCTGTTGTATGGTTCGTTGCTCCAGGAAGTTCTACAGAACTTGCTTGATAGCCGAACTTGTCTACGAAGTACATGTCGGAAGTCTCCGACGGAAGCCAAGAAATATCTTTAAGAAAAGAGACAAGTTCTGTGGAGTCTGCTTGCACTGAAGCAACTACGTTATTATTCCGCAGGTCTTCGTAGATACAGGCAAGATGTGTATATCTTTCCGATATATGTGTATCTGAATACTCGAAGCCTTCGTCTGTCATTTCTGGAGTAAAAAGAGGAACGCGAGCAAGTTCGTCTATAGTAAGCTTCTTGTCGTATACTATGCAAAGTAAACCGTGCTTGCGAACAAGTTTCGCATTGCCTACAGAAAGTAAGCTTTCTATAAACTGTCTTCTTGGCATCTTCTCTACATACTGTTTATTAAACTCGTACCGAGGCAAGCTTAAGAAGTTCTCATCGCAGTAGCGAGCAAAGTTATAGAAAGAATAAATCCCTAGGTCTTCTTCTGGAACGCCGAAGGAGTACATGTAGGTATAGAACTTCGTGCCAAGGGCATTAACTGGAATTGTCTTCGTCAGCTTGTCGCTAAGGATAGAATAAAGCATCCAAGAAAGATTTGTTGTATACTTTGTACTTGTGGTAAGAGTCCCGTCCCAAGTTCCAGTATAAGCTTTAGTATCTGGGTCGTAATGTTCGATTTTCGGCACGAAGAACTTCATGCCCTTGGGCTTACAAGTTACTTCAGGGAATCTGTTATTAATTATTGAAATATCTTCAACCCAAAGAGCGAGCAAGGCTGTACCTGCGTAAGTTCTGCCTGACGTATTGGCAAAGGTTGTAAAAGCTACCGAACTCTTATTTATATAAAAATCTCCCGTAGAGCCTGGTTCTGAAGAATCAGCAGTAAGCCGCTCCACTTTTATCTGCCAAGAGTCTTCATCAGCTATCCAAGAAGGTTTTCTTATCAGTCCTGACTTCTTATAAGCTGTAAGACTTTTAGCTCTCGCGTAATAATCTCTATATTCTGTAAAAGTTCCTTCTGGAGAGGCTTTTACATAGATTCTAAACTGTACTGCATGACTTCCAGTATTCCCAGAAGCAAAAGAATGATACATTCCAGAAGGGAAAGAAAGAAGTATTTCGACTTCTTTAACTGGAGGATTTAAAATTGGCGAGGTTAAAGCGGAACCGCTTCCGTATTCTAAAGAAGCGTCAACTGTTGTATCTTGTATAACTCTATCGAAGCCTGAAATTTCTTTCTGATCGACTCCGCCTTTTGTATAAGCAAAAGCTATAGCTTGATTTTCTATTGAAATTCCGTTAACTATAATGTCTGAAAGACTTGTTATTTCTTCAGAGATTGCGTAAAGAATTTTTAAATTTTGTCTTGAAGCGTCAGCGGCCATTTTCTTTCCTTAAGAAACGAGTTTATACCAACGACTTTGCGTTGCTGTTGGGAGAAGAGCTTTCGTTATAGTGGGAACTCCGTCTGGAAGTTCTGGGTCGGCTATACCATCTCCAATCATAAAGTCATAAGTGCTGACTTGTCGGCCAATAATTACACCTTGAGCGAGGCATTCTCCAAGAACCCAAGGAATCGGACTTCCTTGCGTAGTTATTGTCTGGTTGTTGGAGAAGATAAGAGACTTCTTGTAAGTCTGCGGGTCCGTTTTCTGATTAGGAGAAAGAGCGTCCATAATCATACCGATACCGTACATTATACCAATATCTATAGCTAGAGCTATTGCAATAGCTACTACAAGTCCTACAACAGCTCCCGCAGAGAAACCTGCCGCAGAAGCAGCAGCTACAGCACCGATAATAAAAGAAGTAGCTATAGCTTCCCCTTCTATTCTTTCTACAAAGTATAAATACTCGTAAGAAGAGAAGTTTTCCAAGTTTACTCCAGGCTTCCATAAAATAGGACTACTTTCCGTAGTTTTTAAAAAGCAAATACTAAACTTCTTATCCTGAAGTAAAGCAAAGACTTCTGGCAAAGCATTTTCCGCATAGTCGAAAAAATGATTAAAAGTTTTCAGCTCAGGCAAGTCGTAAATGGTAGGAAGAACTTCCTCCCCCTTTAAAGTAAGTAGAATGAACTTCATCTTTTTTCTCCAAGAAAAACTTCTTTATCCCAACGCCAAAAACTAGCAGCTTCATGGATTATATCTTCAAAAGCAGGAGAAGAAGAAATTTCTCTTTGGTCAAGGAGTTCTAGTTCGTCAGAGATAACTAAGACTCCGTGTGCCTCTTTCTGGTGAAAGTAGTTTATACAAATTATGTCGTACTTTTTCAAAAGACTTCTTTCAATTCTGTAGAATTTATTCTCAAGAAGAAAAGTTTCTACGGCCTTGCTCCAGTTTGCCGGATTCAAGTATTCAGGAAGAAACTTGTACTTAAGCTTGATGCCGAAATTCAGATAGAAGAAGTCTACCGCAAGTGTTCCACAGTCGTAAATTCCAGGAATATAAGGGCGGTTTAAGTAGTTATACTCCGGTTCCAGAGCTTTAGGAAAACAAACCGAACGGCTATAAGTCTGTCCGTCAAAGCCGGAAATATAAAGTTTTACCTCTTTCTCATAAGCAAGAAGAATATCCTTTTCCGAAGGAGTACGAATGTCCATCCAAGAGACTTCTTTCCTTGTATGGCTATGCCAGAGAGAGAAACTCTCGCCAGAGTGCTTAAGCACTGCTTTAAGAAACTCTTCTGGGCAAAGGCTAAAGCTTGTCTTAGAGTTTTCAGATATATTCTTTATCTTTTCTACCTTACCAGAAGCAAAGATTAAAGCACAAGCTTCTTGAGGGTATTCCTGTAAAGCAAGAACTTTCAATTCCTGCTCTATAATTGGACATAAGTTCATAAATTATCCTTGATACTTTTCGCCAGCTCCAGGGAAGGCCATATTGAATAATCCTTCACGAAGAATAAGCCTTGAAGGAGCTGAAGTGTTAATCATAAAGCCTGGTGGGTCAAGACGATAAGCCACGCGCTTTGGAGTTTTGCTTAATTGCTGAGCAAGAACAAAGCTATACTTGGCATAGAAAATATCGAATTGTTCGGCTTCAGCCGAAGTTTGAATATAGTTCTTAAAAACTTGAAAATAAGTAACTCTGCCTCCGATTAAAGAAGGCAGGGCAGAGAGTATTTCGCTATACATTGCTGCGACATTGCTTAAATTCAAAGTCGGAGTGCTTGAAGCATTATCTTCGCTAAAACGATAAGAATCTATTGTCAAAGGCATGTATTCCCAGAGCAAGCTATCCCAGTAAACAGGTTCAAGTCGGAAATCTGAACAGAAAGTATAAACTTCGCCTTCAAATTCAATCTTAAAAAGATTAATTAAATCTGGCAGCGAAAGCTGCTGTTTAAGATATTCTTGTTCTTCTTGAGTCATTATTCTAGTATCCTGCAAGAAAAGGTTAGATTATATTTTAAAGAAACCGTTCCACTAGAGAAGTCTTTGAACTCTTCTAAAGAGTAAGCAGAAGGCTTGCTTAGCTTATAAACCTTGTCTCCAATGAGAGTTATTTTAAAAATTGTAAAGGGGTCTTGAATTTGAAACAGAGTAAGAAAGCTGTTTTTTTGGCTTTCAGTAAGCTTTACATATTTAAGCTCTAGCTTTTTTAAAGCAAAGTTAAAGCCTTTCTTCTGCTGGACAGAGAAGCCTTTAAAGTTAGTTCGAGCCTCTGGCAAAGAATGATTTATCTTATAAGGCATGGATAGGTTATCTAGCGGAAATTCTGATTCAGTAAGAACCATTATAAAACCTCCTGAAGCGTAAGGCTAATTTTAACAAAGTCGAAGTCTCTAACTTCTTCAAGAAAGTCACCAGAAGCTATATAAAATTTGTCCCAAACTTGAAGACGATTTCCAGAAGAAAGCCCAGAATAAACATCTTCGAGCAAAGCGTCTGCTTCTTCATGCGTTAGCGTATCGAACTCAAGCTTGAAGCTTTCCAAGGCAAGACGTTTTAAGTTTCCTGGATAAAGGAAGCCGTCTCCGACATCGCCTTGGAAATTGGAGTCTTTTTGAAGAGGCTTTTTTATCTTTCCTTGATAAGGCAGGGCAACTATCATGATTGTTTTCCTGAATGTTTATGTTTTACATGCGTCTGCATAGCTTTTGAAGTAATTTCAGTAGCGGTCTTTTTCGCTATGGCTTCCATAATAGCAAAGCCTATAGTTTCTCCGTCTTTCTTACTATCCCCAGAAGAGCTGACCTCTACAGATATATTATAGACGTTAGACATACCCACGCCAGGAGTAGAATTACTCCAAGAAGGGCTATTCCCTCTTGAAGAATTTCCAACAAAGCCGCCTTCCGCATAAGCACCTCCAGAATTTATAGAATCTAGCTTATTCAGCCCGATAGATTTCACGTCCGTAGGAGAGATGTAGATTTCAGAATCAGAAAGCTTTACTCTCCTTGAAGCTTCAGCATTAAGTATATAACTTCCTATCGGCACGATCGCATCGATGCTATCGCTGCGCGAAGTTCCAGGGCCAGATATTCTTTGACTCTTGGAAAAGGTTTGAACTTTTCCACCGGAGGCAAAGCCTGGAATATTTCCGCCGTCCTTGACGGCAAAAGAGAAGCTGCTCATTAAAGCAGAGAGTCCTGCTTTTGTAGCCATTTGTGTAGCGGCTTCTATAGCAAGCTTTGCTAGCTGGTTTGAAAAACTCTGTATAATGTTTATTGCAATCGAGTCCAAGAAGTTATAGCCTATTGCTTTCAGTGTATCAAAGGCTCCCTTACTTCCAAGAATGAACTCTTTAATCGGAGCTTGCATTGCTGAACTTAAAGTTCCTGTAAAGAAATTGCTTAAAGCTTCAGCATCCTGCCTTAGCTTAGCTATCTGCATATCGTATTCTTTTATGTTATTCTGCTGAGCTTCAAAGCTTAAATTAGGGTCTTTAATTTGATCAAAGATATAAGAACTTCTTCCAGCTTCCTTCATGGCAAGTTGTTGCTTTGCAAAAGCTCCTTGGCTTGCTGCTTGCTCTACTTGAGAAGCGATTTGAAAATCAAATCTGTTTTGCATTTGCTGTCCGGCAATTTCAAAACTTCTGTTTTGCTGCTCGCGGAAACTTGCCCGCTGCTCGCGATAGAAAGCTTCTTCATTAAGCTTAAAGAAAAGACGAATCGCTTGTTCTGCTTTAGCTATTTCACTATCGCTCAAGGAGCGATAATCTTTATTTGTTATTTGCTTTTCAGCTTTAAGCGTATTTTCTAGCTGTTTAAACTGTTGAATTAAAGATTGATTCTGGCTTTCAAAACTTCTTGGATTCTCCAAAGCAGCTAATGGAATATTAACTTGCTCCAGTAAGGACTTGGCAAAGTCCGACATAGAAAGTTGAAAATCTGTCTTAGCGTTTTCAAGCTCTATAGAAGCTGTTTGGTAAGCAATAACTTTTTCTCCTTCAGTGGCTATGATAGCTTCTTTAGCTCTAAGACCACTAGAAGCCATAGCTACTCCAGTAACTTGAGCTTTGCCTAAGTCTGGAGAAGATGAAATAGCAGACATTAAAGCGTTAGTGTCCATGTTCATTTGCTGAGCCATAGAAGAAAGACCATTTTTTACATAAGCTTGGGTTTCACTCCAAGGAGGAACTCCATTATACTTCTCTACAGCCCCAGGCCCGGCATTATAAGCAGCAAGTCCGTTCTTCAAGCCATACTTATTTACCATAGCCTGAGAATAAGCAGTTCCAAAAGCTTCATTAACTTTAGAGTTCTTTAAAAGCTTTTTAAGCTCTGAATCACTCTCGTTCTGGTAAGGGACTTTATATTTTGCAGCAAAGGCAAAGATACTTGGAACTCCGTAGCCGGGTTTTCTAGCGGTATCAGGCATAATTTGCATCCTGCCTACAGCTCCAGCAGGAGAAAGTGCGTTATCCTTAGCAGAACCTTTTAGCCCTCCAGTCTCTAATTTACCAATAGTAGAAGTTAAAGCGGCGTTTGCTTTAGTATTCAAGCCTATTTGATTATTTAAAGTAGTCGAACTCTTGTTAAAAAGTTCCCCGACTTGCTTATTGTAATCTACAGCTGTTTTAGTATCTGTGAAAGCTTTTTCAGGAAGCTTACTTAAGTCAACTTTAGTTTCTGGCTTTGCTGTAGGTTCAGAAGAAGAACTTTTTCCAAGCAAAACATCATTAGAGGCCGCTGCTGCTTTCTGCAAAGCTTCGGTAAATTTTATATAACTCTGTGTAGACTTGTCTACCAAATCCTGCGTAGCTTTTATATCCTTGTCTGTAACTCGCAAGGGTTTATTTAAGAAGAAAGCTCTAGTACCTGGATTTTCTTCTTGGTTTGCTTGTAAATCACGAAGATAAGCTTCTCTGGCTTGAAGAACTATTTTGTCTTTAGCAGCTAAAGCAGTTTCGCTTAGATAATTAGGACTGTTTTTATCAGTAGCTACGGTATATCCTAGATTATTATAAGTTTGATCTACCCCTTTTACCGTAAGTTTGCCCTGTCCAGTAGCCAGCAGAATAAGCTCTCTCTGAGCATCTTTCGCTTGTTCAAGTTTTTGGCTATAAGCTTCGAGAAGATCATTCTTTTCAGAAAAAGTTCTTTCCGCGTTTATAACTTGATTATTTAAAACTCCCTTGGTTCCTGCGAGGTCTACTTTAACTTGAAGACGCTCTTGAATAGCTTTTATTCTCTGCTCGTAGACTTGACCGGGAGCTAGTAAGCCACGGCTTGCCAGCTTGTCCAATCTCGAAGAACGCATTTCTATTTGAGCCAGCTTTGCGTCAGCAATTTGCGTTATAATTGTTATCTGAGAAGCTACAGAACGACCTACAAGCTCGATAATCCTTGTAAAAGATTTACTATCGAACATGTTTTCCAAGTTTAAAGCAGGCTCTTCAAGAAGCTGTTTTTTACTTTCTTGAAGTAAGTTGTCTCGAAAGGTTTTATAATCTTGTTCCCTTTTTTCAAGCTCTGCTTTCTGCCTATAGCGAAGTTTCTCTTGATCGGATAAGTTTCCCGAAGCCGCTTCTGTTATAGCGTTCCAAGATGTACTTAAAATAAGCCCCCAACCTTTAACAGGCATGGAAACTACTTTATATATAGCTCCGGCTAAAGCTTCTACAGCATTTGCTGGTTGTAAGTCGGCAATTCTTTTTAACCACTGCCAAGTATCTGAAAGTCTATCTTGCACTACTTGTAAACGAGAGACTTTCAGCTTATCTCCAAGGTCTATGTCTGGAGAAGAGGTTATTGTATGCCAAGCAGCTGAAAGCCCTCCTACGAGAAGAATGGCCCCTTTAAGATAGGGATTTAATCCTACAATAGCATTCTTTATCGTGCTTATAGCTGTAGGAATTAGAATAGCCAAAGTAGACATTGAGGCCAAGTCTGCCGGATTCTCAGCATTAAGCCTCTTCGAGAACAAACTTCCTAAAGCTGGATTTGCTGCATTTTCAGCATTTCTTAAGCCTATGGCCTTCTTTGCTAGAAGAGTTCTTCCGCCAGAGAACAAAGCAGCTCCTCCGGCAAGAGTTGCCGTAGCTGCGATTGCCGTAACTACTGTAAGGATTCCATCCAGATTTTCTCTAACGAGTTTCAAACCTGAAGTTCCAGCCGAGACTATTCCTGTAAGGCTCTTACTTGAAACCTTATATATATCTTCTGTAAGCTTTGTATATTCATTCTGGTATCTGCCTAAAGTAGCGTAGAAGCCTTTAGCCGCTTGCTCGAAAGCATCATCTGGGGCGAAAACTTGTTTATAGAACTTTAAGAACTGAGGAACTGTATCTTTTGGTCTTATATTCCCAAGCTTCATTTGGGCCATAAGCTCTTTCGTACTCATGCCTTGGCTTCGTGCGAACATAGCCACTACGCCAGGCAAGACGTTACCAAGCTGGCGCTTTAGCTCTTCCGCCATTACTTGGTTTTTCGCATACATTTGGCTTATAGCCACAAGAGCGCCGTGGACTTTATCTTCTGGAAGATGAAGAACCGTTGTAACATCGGCTAAAGCTGCAAAGGAATCCTGGATGTTTTGATTACTTTCGCCTGCGGCCTTGGCTGAAGCAGAATAATCAGCATATTCTTGTCTTAAGCTTTTCAGCCTTCCGCCGGTTCTTTCAGCAACAGCATCTAAGAAAGAGAACTGTTCTGTTATATCTTTCTGCGTCACGAACATTGCTTTAAAGATAGCGTGGACGTTTTCAAACTTTATTCCAGCGTCAGGGATGTTCCTTATAAAATTCGACATCGTATCTAAAGCAGCATTAACTGCTCGGTAGCCAATGACGTATTCAGAAATTCTTACAAGTAAATTAGAACTTGCTCTCATATTTGCAAGCTGCGAAAGTGTATTCTCACGCAAAGCATTTGTCTGACTTATAATACTCCTACTTGAGTTATCGTAAGCAGAAGCTAAGCTTTTTATCTTATTTGCCGCAGCTACTCTATCAGCTGAGCTGCTCTGCGGAGTAAGAGAAGAAGAGACTTTCTGAATTGCTGCTTCAGACTTCGCTCGCAAAGCAGCCAGTCTTTGCTGCTCGGCAAGATTTATCGCTTGAAGAGAATTACTTCCATAACGGCTTTCTGCCATTGCGAGCTTCTGCCGGTTTTCAACTTCTCCAAGAGCTCTCGAACCAAAGTCAGAAATGGCTGAAGTTTTATTCGTATTACTTTGAAGCTTCTTCTGTAAAGAGTCTATTTCCTGTAAGGCAGCTTTAGCTTTAAGCAGTTCCTTAAGCATGGAATTAGAAGCTTTTGAAGAAAGTCCTGCTGTGCTTATTCTATTCTGCAAGTTTACAATTTCTTGCTCTTTCTTCTGAATAGCTGTTCTTAAAGAAAGGCTTTCTTTCAGAGAATAAAGCTCATCTTTTAAGCCAGAAGTTAACTTATTGACCTCTCCGCCGAGCTTTATATTGCCCAAGCTTTTCTGAGCCGAAGAACCAAGTTCTTTCATTCGGTTTAAGAGCAAGGCTCTCTGAGCCTTATCAGTCGTGCCGTCTATTTTCGCAGCCGTGTTTTGAAGAAGAGTATTAAATCTTTTCTCGGCCTGAGCTATTGCCCGCTGAAGCTCGGCATCGGCTCTTGAACCAAGGTTTCCTAAAACTTTAGGATTGTTTACTTCAAACTGAGCTTTACTAAGCTGTTTCTGTCCGTAAGGCAAGACTGCATTATTCAGCCCTGCTTGAAACTTTAAAGAATTGCTTACTTTAACATATTCAGCAAGAGCAAGTCTGGCTTCTTGAATATGCTTAGCTGTTTCTGCCCAAAAAGGAGCAAGACGCGAGTTCTGAGGAATAGTTTCAAGCTGCTTTTGCAAAGCCGCAAGACGTTCGGTTTCTTTCTGAACATAAGTTAAAGGTTTGTATTTTCCATAAGCTGCTTCGGTTCTATCCTTGCTCGTATTACCGGAGGTCAAGGCGCTTCCAGAAAGCGCAGCAAGTCCTTTAAAGCTCTTATAAGGAGAAAACTGTCCTTGAAAAGCATCAGCAGCGCGTTGCCGTGGGTCTTGCCAAGGAGAAACAGGAACTCTTTGAGAAAAAGCGGCCATCTTCTCGCCAAGAATCTTAAGCCAAGAAGTTTGCAACTGAGCATCAATGCTTGGCTTAGCTGCGGGCTTTACTCCAAGCTGGCTTAAAGTCAAAGAAGTATTCTTTAAGGCTTTGTCCAGCTCTGCTTGAAGCTTCTTGCTTAAGTTCTCCGAAGGCTTGATATTCTTTAAATGCGGAAAAGCATCTTCCAAAGCTCTTTGGTATATTTTTTCTAAAGCGGCCTTGTTTGCCTTATTCAAATCCTGTATTGGAAAAGGAGTTCCTTGTTTGCTTGGAGGTTGCAAAGCATTAGAAAGCTTGGCTGGTAGGCTAGTCTTTCCTGCTTGAGCAAGAAATTCTTTTAAGAATTTCTTCGTCTCTTCGTCTTTTAACGAGTTTACAGAGCGTTTTGCCTTGTCCAGTTCGTCCTTAAAGCGTTTCAACGCTTCAAGTGCGGGAAATTTATCTCCAGTGCTTTCAAGAAGCTTTTTAAAAACTTCAAGCTTATTTAAGCTTTCTTTTAAATTCGATGACAAGGAGACAAGACGTTTTTCTGCTTTAAGAACAGCTCCGTCAGCCGCTTGCGTCTGAAGAATCAGTTCAAATTCTATTTTCTTACTTGCCATCGAATTTTCCTAAAAAAGAGTTTATTAAAAGATTTTTAAAGTTTAAGCAAGCTCTCCTTTAAAGAAATTAACTAACTTCAGGTTAAGAGCTACTATATTATAATCGTAAGCCCATAACTCTTCAAAAATAGGAATAAACCATTCATGATCCCTAGTCAATTTAGTTACAATCTCCTCATCTGAAGTAGAATCTTTTTCTGATATTTCTAAGCCATTTAAAGCTTGAACATTATTCAAATACCACTGTTTCAAAGGTTCTAAATTGGAAGTATCTGCTAAATCGGCTACGACAGTAGCGACTATAGTTTCTGAAAGCTCCGTTAGATTTTGAGCTTGCTCTACAATAGAGCCGTGTAATTTTTGCACTTCCTTATTTGCTTGGAAGAAAGCTTTCTCTTGTTTCTTCTTATCCAAGTAATTCCAATGAGGAAGTTCTATCCAAAAAACGAACTCTTCTTCTCCGTTTTTGGCTTCGATTTTTAAAGGAGTTTTTTTGCTTAATTTAAGCACAGGTACTTTCTTACTCATGATATAATTCCCATAGTTTATTTTGGCATAGGTTGGTAAAGTTTAAAAAAGCAAGAAAGTCTTGCTCTTTCTTATAAAGCTCCCAGCACTTAATAACAAGGCCGGAATCTACTCCTTTTTCTAAAGAAGAAAAGCTTAAAAAAGTAACCTGCATTTGCAGGTCTTTTTCCGCTCCTTTAAAAAGAGGGAATTTTTTTACTATTTCCTTATCTTCTAGTTCCTCATTAATGAAATATTTGAACCAGGAATAGTCTTCGACTTTTTCTAAAGCTTCAGAAAAGAAAAAAGAAGTCTCGTCTTCAAGAGCATCAGCTTCTTCAAGAATTAAATCTAAGAAAGGATTGGCTTCGCCAGCTTCTTTTTTCTTCTTTGCCTCATCCGAAGCATTGAAATCTATATACTTTTCCAGACTTTTAGCTTGTTCTGTAAGTTTTATCTTACCAGCTTTTTCTTCTATTCTGTAGTTCAAAAAGTCTATAAGATTGCTTTGCTGGAGTTCGTGAAGATGAACTTCTTCTTTCCGGGAAAGAAAAGAAATAAACTTTCCGATAAATGAGGTAAAGTTTTGCTCTGCACTTATATATTCTTGTATTGTAGCAGGATTTAGTTTGTAAATCAAGCCTTTATAATGTATGTGGACAAAGGTGATACTTTGTGTTAAGAGCTGAACCAGCTCTTCTATCGTTAAAATATTCCAATCAGCTAAAGAAGTTTTAACTTCTTTTAAAAGCTTTTCTTTTTCCTCTTTCTCTTTAAAAAAGAAACCTATAAAAAAGGTTCCATAAGGCTCGGAAAAAGAAAGAACTTCTATTGGCGAAAATGTATAATAAGGAAACATAAGAAAGAAAGGGTAGAGGCGGGTTCTCCCGCCTCTGACGATTAAATTAGCTCCAAGTTAAAGAGCTTGAAGTTACTGTAAGTTCAACCTGCCGAGCAGCTAAACTTGTTTGGCTTGTTGTCGGTTGGTCGTTGGTTAGAATACCTGTTACAGCAAGCAAGTAAGTAAAGCCAGCCATTGTACCAACTTGAAGTCTGAATTTCATCTCTTGCCCAATTAGAGTCTTCAACTCAGGCAAGGCCCCTTCTAAGTCTGTGCCGTCTCCGTCCAAAATAGTTAAAGAAAGCTTTCTTCCTACCCGGTCGGCTGAAAGCCGGTAAAAGTTAGCCAAAGTAGTTAAGGCTCTGTCTGCCTTCAGCCCTGCAATGTTCGGGAAAGACAGTTCTTGCAGAGCAATATTTCCGTTAACAAAGGAATCGGTTGAAAGTACTAAAGAACAAAAAGTTACATTATCTTTCGTCGCCTGAGGCATTGTTTTCAAGCGAGTTGAGGCAAAGTTAATCGTTGCTCCATCTTCAAACGACATCGTTCCAGGCTCTCCAAGCAGAGTCATGCTGATTTCTGGAGGCTGATTTGCCATAACCATCAGGTCGAAACTGGAAACAATAACGTCTGTAGTTGTTTGAAGCTTAATTCTTGAACCATCTTCAGTCATTCTTTGAGCTTGAACTGTGAGACGAGACAGGTCGAGAATCCCGGTATCGTCGCAGCGCATGTAAGAGTAGGCGTAGATTAAGTCATTAGGATAGAAAGTAGAATCAACAGCAAAGGCCGCCAAGTCTGTAACCCAACCAGCTTGAGCATTTGTCCATCTTACATCCTGTCTGTTTATCGCTGGATTGGCAATCGCCCAAACACGAGACATCTCTGCTTTCATCTGCTTAAAGGCAGAAAGAACTAAAGGATTTTCCGCCGTTAAAGCGGCTAAAGCAGAGCCTATAGCAGCTCTTAAAACAGAACTTTCATAAACCGTTTCCAAAGGATTAATAACATCGACAGTATAGCGTGTCTGTGTAGAGCTTTGACTTACCGCCCAAAGAGATTGATCACCGGTTTTAACAACATTAACTCTTTCTGGATCAATTCTTGAAGCAAAACTATAACCAGAAGTTATAGTTCCGGTAAGGTTAGTACCGGAGATGAACTCTGCCGCAACTTCAGCAGCCGTCATCGAACTGCCAGACACGTTAGCGTAAGTTCTACCAAGAATTGTTACACTTTTGTTGTTGGATAAGCTTCTGGTAAAGACTATATAACCCAAGCCATCCATATCGGCAGCAGCAGCTTGAAGCTCTGTTGTTGCTTGCTGAAAGTCGCCATTAGCGATGTTTGTAGTGAAGACGTTTCTTGCTTGACGGCTTAAATAGTCCAATGCTCTTATTGAAGCAAAAGAAACTGACTGCCTTCTTTGCATTTCAAGAACATCTACGCGAAGGGCAGCCAGAGCTGCTTGACTGTCTGTGCCAAGATCAAGCTTCGCCGTAGCTGTAAGCAACTGCCTGAAATTCTGCAAGGCAGTCATTGCTACAATTCTATCTTCAGCTTGAGCGTCTTTGAAAGTTAGAATTGCTGTAAAGATAGCATCCAGAGAGTCTGGAAGTTCCAGAGTTACACCGAAGGTAGGAGCAAGACCAGCAGCTTTCAAGTACGGATAGATTTCAGGAATCTTATGCTGAGTTGCGCTTCCTGTAGTTGCTTGACGGACAAGAACGACGCCGGTTGCCGTGCCTGTTTTACTTGTAGGAGTTTCTGTTGAAAGCGGGTCTTTAGCAATGATGAACAGATACTTGTAAGTTGAAGTATCATCGCCGAGGAAGATGTCCCAAACTGTATCGTCAAAAGTTCCAGTAAAAGCCCAATCAGTCGAAGGAGTTGTACCGTTTATAATGTAGTCATAGAAGTCGGTAAAGTAATCTTCCGCAGAAACCGTTGCCGTAGCGTTAGCCGTAGCTGTAACTCCGCCAAGAATAACAGTTTGTCCAGAAGTAACAGAGCAAGAAACTGTTCCTGCGGTTGTACCAAAAAAGACAGAAGAAGTTGCAGAGCTAATACTTTTTCCAATAAAGCTTGATGCAGAGAATAGGAAAGTCTTTAAAGTATTTCCAGAGATGGAATCTGTTGTATAAGCGACAACTTCTCTAACATCAGGAGATGAGATAATCGGGACAATTGTCGTCGGAGTATCCGACGTTTCAGTAACTTCAGTTGCCGGAATATACAAGTCATTACTTGTAAATACTTCAGCAACACCTTCAGTAGTTTGACTAGCAGCTCTGACTACAATGTCAGAGCCGAAGAGAGTATTTGTTTCCATTAGTTTTCCTTGTATGAGTTAAAATTAGTCTTTCTTTGAGGCAGGTTTGCTTTCGGTTTCAGGAGAAACTGGAGCCGGAGCCGGAGCCGGAGCCATAGCTTCTTTTTTGGTTACGGCAGGAGCCGCAGGAGCCACAGGCGTTGCCACCTTAGCTTTTTTTCTTAAAGGTCTTTGATTTAAAGCGGATTCAAATAGCATTTTAAACTCCAAAGGAATTATTTAAAGGAATGTAGCACATGATTTCATAAAAGACTTTCTTATCTGAAATCTTTACTCTAGTAGTTCCAAGAAGAACTCTTGTTTCTTGAAAAAGATAATCTCTAAGCTGAGAGCTTAAATCTTGCAAAGAAGAAGTAGTTTCGTCCTCTTCTGAGACATAAGCAGCAATGAGAAGGTTAAAAGTTTGGTATCTGGTATCGCCACTTGCAGCGGAAGGCATTTCGATTCTTGTAGGAAAGACTTCCTCTGGAAAGCTTTTATTATATATAAAAAATTCATTCTTAATTCCAAGAATTGTTCTGTTTTCTGCTTCCTCTGTGTTTTCTAAAACTTGATTCAAGTCTTCGACGTAAGAGGCGAAGTCCCAGTCTAGTCTTCCGCAAAGAGATTGAAAATATTTAAAAGGATTTATCATACAGTTTTCCAAGAAAGAAAAGTAGCTTCTATTTTCGCGTACAGCGGTGGATCAAGTTGAATTTCAGCAACGCGGCTTTTAGCGAATAAATTGTCTGAAACTTTTATATAAAAATCCATTCCTTGAAGAAGCATGTCTTTATCTTGCAAGGAGATAAGAACTTCATAAGAAGTAACCTGACTTCTTTCAAAGTCCTCTGGGACTAAAATACATTTGCCGTACGTAAGAACGTCTTCTGTCAAGTCGAGGCGAATTTCTTGCCCAACTAAAGGATTGCTTAAGATAGCTTTTGAATCAATCATTGAATAAATTCTCTAATCTTTTTTGAAACTTGATTCTTTTAAGAATTCTAGGGCTAAGCATAGCAATAGCCAACGGCGGAGCAAAGATTTTATAAGTCGGCAAGCGTTGCTTACCTTTCCAAGTCGCCTTCTGCAACCTAACGTAAATACCTAAAGGTGTCCCAGGTTTTGCCGCTACGCGATTCCTCGGAGAATACATGAAACCTTTCAAGCCTTCAGCAGAGCTTAAAGCTCCTTTCTTTCCTCTAGGAATTACAAGCTTTGCTCCAGTTTGTTTAAGAATTTTAGCTCTGGTGAATATTTGAGAAGCACCTTGCACTCCAATTCTCTTTTCCATATACTTACCTCGTTTTACAGAAGCAGCGTTTACGCTTTTATTTACCGAAACTCTTTGCTGGTTTACAAAGAAGTCGGTTAAAGGCACAGCCTTTACCGTTAGGGAAATTTTAGCTCTTACAGTTCCCCTTGTTCCGCCAGAAAGACGGCTTAAAGGAGTAACTTCAGTAACTTTTTCAAAGCCAGCTTTACCTTCTTTATTTACAAATGTAGTTGAAGAAGTCTTCAACCAGTCAAAGACCAATCCGCGTAAATTTTTATTAAAAGTTTCTCTAAGCTCCGTCTTCCGCGAGGCCAGATTCATAGGAATATTTTCTAAACCTTTTACTTTAATTTGCATAAAAGACAAAACCTAAAGAAACTTGTGATAAAAAGAGGGAGAGGAGGATTAGAGACTCTCCCTAAAAGACCCATGCCGGGGTAAAAAGCTACAACTCTGTTTCTTTGATGATTAAATACTGCTCTCGAAAAACAAGTCCTGTAACCATTGCTGTTGGGTAATCAGCAGACTCTTCTTTTACCATTATATCTCCGTCTGCTCTTTTCTGCCAAGTTTGAACCGTAAGTTTATGGTCGCTGGTATCAGCATTTTCAATTCGTACTTGTTTTGTCATGATTTAAGCCCCGTCTACTCGCCAGAAAACCAAGGCATTAGGATTAACTCTTGGAAACATGTAACCGCGATGGAGGATACTTCCGCAACGGTCGCCGGATTCAGAGTCTTCGTAAATGTTAATTGGAAAAGGAACTCTTTGGTCTTTAACTCGTTTCAAGTTCACGTAGGTGAATTTCTGCCCGATAACTGGAACCATAGGAACAGGGAAGCAGTAGTCATATGTAGGCATGAAGTCTTTCAAAGTACTTCCGTCAGTCCAGTCTTTATACTTTACTGAAGTTCCAGCAAAGACTGGAATCAGTTGGTAGTTGTTCGAGAAGTCATGAACGTACCCGATCTGGCTCCAGCCCAGTTCCATAAGATGAACTGGAATTTCAAGCTGAGCATTGCCGCCTACAGTAACAACAGTATTTTTCGTTAAGTCTGCGTAGTTCGTTGCAAAATCTGCTTGATAAGCTTTCAGCGCGTCAGGACTCATTACGAAAAACTTAACACCGCCGCCGCCGAACCGCTTAACCGTTCTGATCATAACTTGAACATCGTTTACTGGCTTAGCTGTAGCATTTACAGCTCCAGTAGAAGTCTCTACCCAGTAGCGGTCTCCATTACTCGAATTATAAGCAGTTACACTTAAATCTACAAAACCCCAATCAGGTTTTTCCAAGTCTTCAACAGTTGTCGGAGTGCTTCTTTCAAAAGTATTAACTGTCGCTACAGCATTGTCTTCTGGCGTTACCAGAGAACAAGCTTCAATAAGGTTCATTGTATTGACTTCAATACGATTGCTCAGAGCCAGCTTTCCATACTGCATACGCGCTGCCCAACGCTCGTTTTCGTAAGAAGCTGAGCTCTGACCTGCGAAGTCTTGGCCGAAAGTACGAAGAACCAAAGTCTGTTCTTCCCATTCATCCATTGTTACGTCGTCCAGAGGAACTTTAAGTTGGAAAGGGGTGATCATTTGAGTTACAGTTCCCATGCCGTCGATGGCTGGCAGCCTAGCGCGAGGATTGGCAAAAGGTGCCGCAACCGGATACTGTAAAACATTCTGACTTATTGGATATTGCTGGCTAAAAGGCGTATAACCTTCTTGCTTTACAAAATGCTTGGCTAAAAAGTCCAAGCCGGGATTGGCAGGATTCTGCCAGATAGTTGTCATGCTTGCTGCAAGAATCCTCAGCGCAGCATCGTTAATTTGTCCTAAAGGTAAGGCCATTTTTGCTCTCCTTAGAGAAAGATAAAGTAAAAGTTAAATTAAGAAACCAAAGGAGACAAAGCTTGCCAAACTTGAAACTTGGTTTGAAGCAGAACAGTTTGCAATTGCGCGAAGTTGAAGATTCCCATGGAGAGCAAGTCAGGGTAAGCTCCGCCAATAGTGTCAGTTTCGCTTTCCGGTTCGGTATGCAAGGCTAAAATGTTTGAATACATTTCAGCTTTCAGCCAGACAGAGACATTCTTTTGCGCGGAGACAGTATTCGTTGGATGAACTAAAATCCCGTCAATGTTTGCCGTGCTTAAAGGAATGTTCGTACTTGTAACATGAGAAGCTAAGTCTACAGGACTGCCCGCAGTATCGACTAAAGTAAAAGTCAAGTTGGTTACGTTAGTTTGGTAAGAAGAGCTTACAAAGAGTAAAGTCTTGTTTGCCAAGTCACGTAAAACATACCAAGCTCCGAGAGTACCAGAAACGGTAGCGAAAATATTATCAGCAGAAGCCGCATTGTAAGCAGCAAGTAAGGCAGCTCCAGTGTCCCCAGGCTTTGCATCTTTAAAGAGCAAGAACAAGTCTGCCAAGTAAAGAATATTGTCCGTCGTCGTAATGGTAAGACCAGCGATGGTAAAAACTACTTGCTCAGCCGTAGTTCCGGTAATGTCAGCATCAAAGACTAACTTTTGCTTTTCGGTAAAACCCGTATGAGGAGATAAGACTCCCCCGACGCGGGTAAGCAAAGTTCCAGCTTTCAGTACATGCCCGACTTCAACAGGCAAAGAAGCGTTTACGCCGTCTTTTAAACCTTGCGGTCTTTGGCTATTGATTCGGAAAGAATCTGTACTAACTACAACTTGTTCCGCTGGTTTATGCCAGCTTAAATTTGAGTGCATTTTTGTTCTCCAAGAGAAGTAAGAAAAAAGAGAGCTTATTTTACTTAGCTTTTAAGCCAGCAGCCATTGCTGCGAAAATTGGGTCAAGGGCGTCAGAAGAACCTGCTTCGCCGGAAGCCAAGTCTTGTAAAGAGGACATAGAAAAGGTATTTTCTGCCTTGCTGAAAGAAGCGTCAGCAGAAGACATTAAAGTCTTCATTACTTGTTTTGCTTTTTCCAGAGGAAGCTTAAGTTGAGCTACTTGCAAGACTACAGAAGCAGAAGCTTTATGTACGTTAGCAAACGCTTGAAGCTCTTCCAAGGAAGCTTCCTGCATTTCAGCAGCAATGTTCCCAGAAGAAGCCAAAGCCTTAAGAGGTTCGCCTTGAATCAAAGTCGTTCTTGCGGCTTCAGCACTGGCTGTAACTTTAGCTTGAAACGCTTGAAACATAGCTTCGCCTAAAGCAGCAGCTTTAGCTTGCTCAGCAACAGTCAAGACTACGGCAGGTTCAGCAGGAGCAGAAGAAACGACAGCAGTCGGTCTGCCCTCAGCAGCTAAAGAAACTACAGAAGCCACTTGTGCTTTATCCTCCGGTAAGCCCCTACCTCCGAAAGAAAAGAGGCTTTTAAAAGAATCGGTTTTCATATTCATGTTCTCCAAAGTATAATAAACCTCCTCGAAAGCGGAAGCCATCAGGTCATAAAGTGGAGAAATCTCTTCTCCGGTTACAATAAAAGAAGCTCCATTAAGCTTCTTGATTTCTTGCCCAATGCCGGGGCGGTTCGCTTCCAGCATCGAGCTTAAGATTTTAAAATAAGTATCGGCAGAGTTTTTTAAGAAATTTTCAATCTCCGCAGGGCTTTTATTTTCTCCAGGAAGCCCGGAGAATTTATCCGAATGAGTTGAATAGAAATAGGGAATTATTCCGTCTTCTTTTAATTTTCCAGAATAATCCAAGTAAGAACTTGCCCCAGCAATGCTGCCGAGCGTACTTCCCGGAAGAGCTATAATCTTTGAACAATTACTTAAAAGCATGTAAGCAGCCGAGCAAGCTTTTCCGGTAACGAGACCTATAACGGGAATTATAGAATTTAAATTCTTCAAACTGGCGCAAGCGGTATAGAGCTGATTGACATCGCCGCCGGAAGAGTTCATGTTTAAAAGTATAACTTCAGGCGGAATTTCCCAAGAGTAGACCGTTTCACCCTTGGCTACAGCTTGCTCGTAAGCAGTTTGTTTCTGTAAGATATAATTAAATCCTTGAAGTAAATATTCATAAGGAACATCTTCGGCATAGCTGCCTAAGCTTCCTGAAACTGTTAAAACTTGAGTTCTCATACTTTAACCTTTATTCTTTAAATCGTCCCAGAAGATAGCGAGAAGTGTAGTTGCTAAAGCCACTAACCAAGAAGTAGCTTTAAGAACGACTTTAGTCGCTGTCTTCTGACTTATCATATAATCGCTTAAGGTATCTAACTTCTCCATAAGCTTTTCTTGTCCTTTAACCAACTTGCCTCTTTCTTCTCGTTCCATTTCTTGATGCTCTTCCAACCTTCTAGCTAAATTCTCAATTTTAAGATTCAAAGTATCGTAAGTATCTTGAGACATGAAAAATCCTTTCTTTTCTGGTAGATTAGTTATAAAAGGAACTACTGTTTTAAGTCTTGCTTTAGCTCGCATTATCTGACTTTTTCTTCAAAGAATTTCTGTCCAACTTTTCCTAGAAAAGCAGCAGAAAGCAAAGACTGTAAGCAGTTTAAAGCATAAGTTTCTTTCCCTGGAAGAAAGAATCCTAACCCCGCGCAAGCTATTCCTGCAAGAATACAAAGCAGAGCCATTAAACGCAAGGCAGAATAATTTCCGTTATCTTCTTGCAAAGGATTCATTTCAGGCTCCATTAGAAGCCGACTCCTGGCCTGAAGACTTTAAACTTGCTGCTTCTTTCTGTAAAGCTTGCCAGATTCTTTGCCTGTCCGAATCGAACTCTTCTGGATTTATATCCAGTTCGTCATAGACCTGACCGATAGGCATTATATTATTCTTTAAAGCTATTTCATAAGCCCGCATTAATTCAAGCAAGTTAGGTACTGCGTTCTTTGGATACCGAGTTACGACTTTAGGCCGAGCTTGCTCTGGAAAAGTATAAAACATATACTCTAACCACCAATTTACAACTCTGTTCAACATAGCTGGCTCGGTAACTGTTTTCCTAAAGATAGAAATCTTAGCTTCAACAGCTACAAGCGCAGCTCTCATACTGGAATAGTTGTACTTTGTGCAATCACCGTCAATCTGGAAGCTGGCAGAATAAAACAAGGAAGATAAAACTTGCTGCATCTTATTCAGCATAGAGTCTATTCCTTGCTCAATGCCTTGGCTCTGTAAGAGTGTAATTTCCGCATCGCCGTGGAAGAACTGTCCGGCTTCACTTTCGTAAAAGTTTATTGGAGTTTCTTCTTCCTTGTCCTGAACTCCTTTTCCTACTTTCATAGCAGGGTCTTGACGGTAATTAGCCATCGGACCATTTTTCTTAATACCGAAAGCAAAACTTGCAGAGTTTACCGCTTGAGTTACTGTACTCTGTATAAGGTCATCAATCTGCCAAGCAGTAAGCATACCGGCTGTAAGCAAAGGCATCCCTCTTCTTTGATCTGGAAAATGCTTTTCCCAAATATGAATCATTTTCTCTGCCGGAACTATGGAATATCCGTAAGGGTAAGTTTGACTTGCTTTCCAGACTTCCTTAAGGTCTTTAACATAAGGCTTAACCAAGTAAGCAAAAGGTTTACCTTTTCTAACCATTATTCCGTTGAAAACCCGGTCGAGAAGATTCTCGTAGTTCATGGGAATGCTTGCAGCAGACAAGCTCTCAAGCTGAAAAGGAATAAACTCATTCTCGAAAGTAGAAACCCTTCTTGCAAAGAACTCGCCTTCAATCGCTAAGCAATTCGAAGCCATAGTTTGCAAACTTGCAAAGTTTCCATGCCCGGAGTAATCTATTCCATTAAAAAATGTTCTCCAAGCTTCATTCCAGAAAGGGATTTCAGTTCCTTTCTCGTCCACGAAAATGACATCTAGAATTCCAACATTAGAGGCGAAAGCTTTGACTCCATTCTGCACAAGAGCATTATTCCAGTAAAGATGCTTGCTTCTTGCAGCAAGAAAATCCCGCTCTGCTGTAATAGAGCTTTCAGCGTCTTCCAAAGCTTTTCTATGCTGTTGCTTAAAAGCCTTGCTTGCTCCAGTAAAAGTTCCAACTTTTTTCCAAAAGTTTGAAAGATATTTTTGATAATCCATGAGTTAACTTCCTGTAAATACTATGGGAACGCTTTGCGAAGGCCGAGAAAAATCTACAAGGCTTTCAGCAGAAAGCCCGAGAAGTCTGGCAATCTCGCTCTGAAGCCAAGCTTTTCTCTTCTGAAGCAGGTCAAGAGTCTTGGCAAAGTTTGCATGTTTGACTACTGTCTTGCCATGTGGAGTTTGAATTTCTAAACTCTCCATGTGCATATTTGCATAAATGTAGGAAATCTGCCCACTTACTATAGTAAGTTCTGCTTGAAGCTCTTCAACAGTTTCAGCCATTTTAAAGTCCTCTTAAGTAAGCTAGTTCTTTCTGACGCAAAGCTGCATAAGCAGGGCTAAAGAGCCTGCTTTCTACTTTATATTCCATTTTTTGCAATTCAAGAAGGAGGAAGTCTTTAAAGGAAGAAAAACCAAGGCGTTGCCCTTGAAGCAATCTTTTAAATATTTCCGACCGGAAGAAAGAATTGCCAAGATAAACTCGAATAGAGAAAAGAACTTCCAGGAAAGGAGATAATTCCACTGACTTAGCTAAAGGAGCTGGAAGTTCTTTATTTAAGAAATTTTCTATCTGTTGCTTTGCTGCAAGAATGGCTTCTTCTTGGGAAAGAGCAAAAGCTCTATCTTTGCTTTCTGAAGTATAACCGATAAGGAAGAGATTCTCTTCTTTTGGATGGCGAACAGAAACTTGCTTAAACTCCCAGGAGTTTAAGATAAAGTTTAAGATTTTCTGTTCAGTTTGTGCAAGCACGAAAAAAGCCCATAACGGTTAAGGTATGGGCTATTATAGCTTAGGGAGGCTTGGCAAGCAAGCCTTAAATTGATTTAATTTTACTCTTTTAACGATAGAAAGCTTAAGCTTTCTTTAAACTTTATCTTAAAACTCTATCCAATCTTGCCCAATCTTCTTCCGAGTAGTTAAAGATTCCATCTTTAGTAGCAAGCCAGAAGCACATCTTTACACAAGCTAAAGCTTCCATCCTCTTACCTGACGGCAGTTCCCACTTAAAAGCAGAAACTCCGCGGAAAGAAAAAGGAACAAGAATACAGCCGGTCATTTGATCAAGGAAGTCTTCTCGCTCGTAGCGGGTAAAGTAGAGAACTTCCGAAGCCTTGGCCTTGCCATTAAGCTCTTTCTTTGTTCCGTTTTCTAAATACTGCATAACCTTACTTTGACAAGAATGTGTTCCCATAGGGTACGGGACGATTCCATAGCTTTCAGCAAGAGTTTTCTCTTTCATCTTCTGGCTTGGGTCAAGAGTATTTGTAGGAACGGCAAAGATCGGATCACTGGAATACTTTAAATGATTAACTCCTCGAACTCCGTAAATAGGGAAACCTCTTTTCTGCATGTAAGCAATCCAGTTGTAGACATACTCTGCCGTTATTCCGTCTTGAATATCTATGGCTATGCCGTTGAAGTTCAAGTTGATTCCTGAAACATGCTGAACTCCTTTTTCAATAACTGCTGTAGCCTCTTGCCAAAGAAAAGAATCGAAAGAACAAGGCTCTCCCCAGATTTCAAACCAATCTGTTATATAAAAATTAGAGTTTCTTCCAGCAACCATTATGGAGAAAGCAAGCCTGTCCCTTTGCACGTCTATTCCTATATAAGGAACCAAAGCCTCGTAAGGAGCAACTCCTACTTCGTAAGTAGAGTAGAAGTTTTCAAGTTGTTCTGCTGTAACTGAAGTCTTAGCCGTCCTATAAGTCCAGCCATACATGTTATTGAAAACAGTAACCATTAAAGACTCGTCTCCTTTACTTAAAGCAAACTTTGCTGCAAGAATCTTCTTACTCATTTCTACAAAGTTGCTCTCCTTCATCGGAGACATACATTCGCTTCCGCGAAAGCCAAAGATTTCTGTAATATCTGGCTGCTCTGGATGCCAGCCTTTAGAGAACTGTCCTGTATGGTCGAAGAACCCGTGCTTCTTTCCGGCAAGAATGTTTAAGTTCTTCTGCTTGAAAGTCCATTCGATTTGACAGAAAGGACAGAACCATTGAGCAGAAGCCGGATCGAACTTGCCGAATTGCTTATGTTCTTTTCCGTCTGGAAAAGTCGCCCAGCGGAAATTTTCAAAAAAAGTATAGTCCATAGGAATGAGCGAGAAGCAAGAATGACATTCTGCTTTAAAGACCATATCATTTGAAGTGGTCATAAGCTTAGCTATTCGGCTAAGCCCTTCTATAGTTCCGGTCGCTCCAATGATGGTTTTACGGAGTACGATTGGAACAGTTTTCTGTCTTTCAGAGAATAGAGCAAGATTATCTCCTTCTCCGTTAGTATCTATAACATGGTTATCTATTTCCTCAAAGATTCCAATATGCACCAGTGTACTTTTTAAATTTATAGCAATTCTAGTCGAGACAAAGCGAAGAAATCCGCCATAGTAAGTTATATGATTCCAAGAAATCTTACTCTGAGAAAGGCCTATGTTTATACTCTTAAGAAGTAAAGGAATCCCGGCAGTAAAAGGCGCCCATTGATCTTTGTAGAACTTCTGCGCCGCATCTTTACTTCCAAAGCCGACAAGTATATTTCTTGGACTTTCACAAATAACCTTGCTCAGCCAGATAATGGTAGCAGTTGTCCAGCCGAACCTTGCACTCTTTATACAATATATAATCGGTACGTAAGGATTATCCAAGCAGTCATAGATATATTCTAAAGCTGGGAAAACTAAAGCATTAAACTTTCCAGTCTTTACTGAAGTAGTTTCCATTCCTAGAGTAACTTCTTCTGCTGCCCACTCTATAGCGCTTTGTGTACTTAAAGGACGGAAAATTCGATTTATCGCTTGACCGAGGAAGTTCTTTGCCGCTGCAAGTTCTAAGTTCATAAAAGCTCTCCAGAGCCAAAGTTATTCAAAGCAGGACTCTCGATAAGAGCCGAAGCGTTATCTATTTCTCTTTGCAGAGCTTCCAGCTCAAGAATTAGCCTGTTCCAGTCTTCTTCAGAAGTTTTAAACTCGTTTATATACTTCTCTGTTTCATTCTTTGCTTCAGAAACAAGCGCATGTCCGGTCTTTTTTATTTCTTGAATACATTCATTGACTGCTTCTATAAGCTCTGGATGAAACATTCCCATAGAGCGGAGCTGGTTTGCAATGTTGCCTAAGCCTTGGCTTAAGATTGGAGTAAGAATTTCAATACTTACATACTCTTCTGCATCTTTCTTATTTCCAATGCGAAGCTTAAGCACTTCTTCACTGGCTTTAGCCAGACTAATCCTTGCCGCCTGGTTCTGAACCTTAAGCATAAGAGCTTGCGCTTCTTGCTGATCTTCAGCACCGAAGCCGAATTTCTTCTTTTCTTGAGAACTCGCACCTTTGGCAAGCTTAAATTTTAAATAGGCTTTAAAGACTTCGAGAAAGGGTAAGTCTGCAGCTTTAGCGCCCAGGGAATTAAGAACTTCCTGCATTTCAGGCGGAGAAATGCTTAGCATACTCTGTATTGAAGTACGAGAAAGCGTAAGCGAGGAAACAATGACCTCGAGCTGTGCATTACTTGCATGTTGAAGAAGCTGAGCTACTTCGATAAGTTGGGACTGGGTTATAGCCATAAGGCTCTCCTTTTGCTTTAATTTATAAAGTATTTTAACACAAAAAAGCCGAAAAGGGGGAACTTTTCGGCCTATTTTTTAGGAAAAAGTCAGCTTAAGAGGTTAAGTAAATTCTATAAGCCTCCAGAAGGTCTTTTATATTAGAAGTTAATTGCGCCGCTTCTTGTTCTGTTTCCAGTGAAGTAAGAAATAAGCCGTTGCAATAAACTGCATAGTCTCCAGTAGATTCTAGTTCTACAAACTCCGGTTTAAATTGCTCACAAGCCATAATAAATCAATCCTATTTCAAAAGGCCAGCTTATCCAGCAAAGAAACTTCCTTTCTAAAGAAAGATTCTCTCTCCAGAAGCCCTTCTCTTTCAAGTATTGAACAAAGCTCCAGGAATTATACAAGAAGTCGAAAAAGCTTTTTTCGTTTTCTACATCGTAGAAGCAAGGCCAAGTTTCATAGTCAGCTTCTTGACGAAAAACAGAAAGTCTTTCTTCTTCAGTTTCAGCTAAACAAGCAAGACGAAAACTACTTCTTAAATGAATAAAAATATAGTCGTTTCCGTAGTTTTCAGAAGTCGACCAAGAGTTTACAATTTTCTTATCTCTTAAACCAGCGTAAATATCTGACCTCTGCAAGGCAAAGCTTAAGCATTCAAAAGCATACTGCGAATAAACTTGTTTAAGATTTTCCCTGAAACCTTCTTGCTGCTCTTTGCTAAAGCAAGAGTTCTTTCTATTTTCTTGCCACTGCTTTGCAGCCTCGCGCAGCTCTTCAGGAATTGCCGGATTCGAGAAAAGAAGTTCTGAAGTATCGGAGAACTTCAGTTCTCCGTAAGAGAATAAGCTCATAAGCTTTGCCAAGCTTGTCTTGCCAGAGTTATCCAGGCCGAAGATTATATATTTTTTCTTATCCATGAGGTTTCCTTTTTTAAATATGACTTAAGATAAGCCCAAGAAGAATTAAAGAGAGATAAAAAAGCTCTATTCTTTTTCTTACTTCTAGCTCATCGGATAAAACTTCCACCCTTTCTTCCGCTTGTTCTGTTAAAAAGGACAAATAAGCTATTACTTCTGCGTCTTCTTCTTTTTCGGTCTTTAAAGACTGAATATAACCTTTCGGGTCTTTCATCTGTCTTAGCTTACGCAAAGTCGAGAGCATTGAATTTGTATTTTCAGGCATTTGCTTATCCATTCTGTCCTTGCGGGAGAAAAGAAGGAGTATTTTCCGGCCTTGCTCTAAGACCTTCCAGCCAAGCTACCTGCCTTTCTATATCTTCTTTTAGAAAAGAACTTCCTGTAGCTACAGCCGATGAAGCAACTTTTTCTTCTTGAAAAAGAGTTTCAACTGCGAAGAAGTATTCTCTTCCGTCATCTTCGAAGGCATTTTTTATTTCATACATTTTACTTTCTCCTTACTTTAGAACTAAACTTATTCGTTATCTTCCAAACCGGCTTACCCGTCTTTCCTACTTCTTTCAAGAAAGTAAAGTAAACTCTACGCATTTTGCTTCCTTTATTCGCTGCAAGTCTTGCAGACTCTTCGCTAGAGAAGCCAGTCTCTTCTCTTAAAGGAATTTTCTTTTCTTTATTTTCCATAAGTTTTCCTATTTTGTAAAATTTGAACAAAGCTGTTTAACTTCTTTACTTAAGCTTCTTTCTTTTAAAACATGCAACCGACAAAGCATATCTAATTGACTATGCGTCATTGAAGCTAAATCTTCTAAAGCATGAAAAGATTCTTCATAAATAGCATCAATTAGATATTTTTCCTTTCCTTCAAGTTTAATCTTATCCCATAAAGCTTTTTGCTTACGTATTAAAGCTATAGCTCCTGAAGCCATGTTATTTACGGCAAGAAAGTTAAGCATATTCGCCATAAGAATTATCCTAAATAAGTATTCGACCAGAAGAGCAAGCTTAAATGCAAAGCTTGGTCGAATCCGATAACGACAAAGAAAGCGTGAACTCTTCCAGCTTCCCAGAACTTCTTTCCAACTCTTGAAGTGCAGAAGTCTACAACAAAATGGCTTAAGCCGGTAAAGAGTATAAACTTTAAAGGAAAGAAAAGCCAGACAAGAGAATAAGTAAAGCAATGCAAGGCAAGCCAAAGCAAGCTTGAAGATTTATTCTTTGCCATGCTGTCGCTTTGAAGAACGAAATCTGCAAAGAAATGAAGCCAAAGGATTAAATACAAGTTTTCCATCTTACTTCTCCTCAAGATGAATCGTGGTTTCTGGTAGAATAACTTGAATAAGTTGTAGAAAAGGCAGTTCGTCTGCTCCAATATTCAAATAAACCCCAAAAGAGTTAAATACTTTCCAAAGAGGCCAACGGCTATAGCCATTTTCATCTTCTTCTGGCAACGCAGGAGGCAAAGAGGCTATAATAGCTTGTTTACCGGCTAAAGTATATTCTAAAGCAGCCCGCTCATCTTGAAGAATTTTCTTTCCAAAAGAAGTTAACTTAAGATAAACAAAAGAATTTAAATCTATAGCAAGCACAGTTTCCATCTTACTTCTCCAAAAAAACTGAATCTTTCTTATTCGCCAGCACTAAGTCTAAAGCTTGACAGAATAAATTTGCCATTTTTAAACCTCTTTCTGAAGGCTCAAACCTAGCAACAGGGCTTAACCCTCTATGCTCGCTAAAATGCGGATCAAGTTTACTCGCTAAAGTCAAGTCAAAACCTTGCAAGTCTTCCTTAAGATATACTAAAAGTTTTCTTCCTTCAAAGTTCGTACATTCAGGATACAGAACCTCTGCTAAGGTAGTTGAAGCTCCTTCTTGAAGGCTTAAAAGCTGAAAATTATCTCCTGTGGGTGAGATATTTTCTACAACTTTCGCCCCTGAAGGGCAGCGATAAGCTACATTAAAACCCATTTTACTTCTCCAAAAAAGAACAATAAAGTTGAGTATTTTCTTTCTTCTTAAAGATAGGAAAATTCAGGTCTTCTATATCTTGAGAAAGAAGACCGTTAGCTGCTTCAGACATCAAAGAATATAAAGCTTCCAAGCTTTCTGCTTGCAGGCTTAAGGAAAGAGTAAATTTAAACTCTCTTCCTTTCTCCACTCTTCTTCCTTCAGTTCGAAGCTCTTTCAGCTTGCTTTCTATCTTCTCCCAGCCGAGGAACGTATTTCCGGCGATTTTCAATCGCATAGCGCCGGGCCAGAAGTCGTATCTTTTTCCTTCCTGCAAGAAATAGCAATGCGCTCCTTCATTTTTTGTAACGTAAGTTATGTTTAGTTCTTTAAGCAGGGCAAGGCCGCGTTTTCTATCTTCTGCATCTGCAATGGACATTCTTTTTCCTCTTTAAGTTTATCCGGCATGAAAACTAGCTAAAACTACTTCTGAAGCTAGGTCTTCAACTGCTTTACCTATAAGTTTAACCTTAACAGCTTTCTCTGTAAGACACCAATGCGGATTCCAGGCAGCCCAATCCATTTTACCGCCGTAAGGATCAAAACTTCTAGCCTCTTCTTCGCTTTCAGCCGCTACGACAAAAGCTGAATAGCTATCGTAGTTTGTATTCTCAGTTTGAGAAACTAAATAAAGATTTAATTCTTTAGACATTCTTTTTCCTCTTTTCTTTAAAGTTTTAAAAAGCATCCTTGCTTAAGAAGTTTACTTTCTTTTCTTCAAGTTCCGCTTTACCAAAGAAGCCCTTTTAATCCGAGCAGTTTTTCCTTTTTCAGCCTTCGGGCTCTGGCCGCGCCCTTTTCCAGAACTCCTATACTCAGGTATTGAGGCTAAAAGCTTCTGCCTTTCTGAAGCAGAAATATCTCCTCCTTGAAGAATAGGCATCAGCCCTGCAATTGCCTGAAAAATTGCCAAACTTTTTCTAAATGGTTGACCTTTTTGCATTTTCTTTCCTCTTTAAGTTTTAAAATTAATGTTCCACGATACCGAACAAGACTTCTTTCAGCTTTCTTTCAGTACCTTCTTTGTCTTTTTCTCCGCAGGAAAAGCAGATTCTTTCTCCCTTTGGGCCATACGGTCTAAGTTCATCTACTTTGCCACAAAGCTCGCAGACAGAATCTTCTTCTACTTCGATGAGAACTACGTTACCTATTCTCTGACTCATAAAACTATTTCCAAAACAGCAAAACTGCAAGAACAAGCATACAGGATATAAATTCGTAAAAACCTTCCATCTCTTTCTCCTTTCTTACCAGTAAATTTCAACGTGCTTAAGGTCGGCTAAAGACTCTAAAACATTTACCCTAAAGCCCGAGTTTATGAGCCAAGTATGCACTTTACCTACGCTCGCAGGTTTTAACACTATTTCTATTTTATTTCCTCCGGTTTCTGCCTCTTTACGTATTTTGTCTGAGATTTCAAGCAAAAGAACCTCATTGAAAGCTTTAACTAAATCCCAAGCTTCTTGACTAGAAATTAAAGCTCTTCCTCTATCTTCTGTATTTACCAAAGAAATACAACACTTGGATGCCTGCCCTAATACACTTAAACCCTCTTCGGTATATGCGCGAAAAAAGCTTCTCTCTGGAGTAGAGAACTTTACTTCCAAAGGGTAGGGAGACCTGCTTTCAGACAAGTTAGTAACTACTCCAATATTTCCATAACCATCAACTACTTCATCGCCTATTTTAAACATAACTTACTCCACATGACGGAAACTACCATCTTTATTGAAACTAAAAGCTACCTCTTCTTTATCGGAATTAAACAAGAAGACAAAATCAAATTTAGTTTTTTCCTGAATTAAATAATCCTGCCCTGCTTTAAGCTTACTTAAGAATCTTTCTTCAAGAACCTGAAAGTCTGTTTTCTTTTCTTCCGCAGAGCCGACCTCTTCAACCCATTCTTTATCTAGCCATTCGCCAAACTTGCTTCCAAAAGAAAAACTTGCTTCATGAAGCTCTTCTTCCGAAGCCGGTTTTACCCCGTTAATATTTAAAAGCCTCATGCGCAAACTTTGATAAGTCACCAAGCCTACTTGAACGTCTTCCAGCCCGGGTAAAACATATGTATATCTTTTAAACTTACTTACTTTCATTTTTCTTTTCCTTTAAAACTTTAGTCTTCTTTCTTGCCAGAGGCAAAAACCCAAGTAACAAACATTACCAGGAACCAACCGAGAATAAAATATTCAGGGTTTAAACTTTTCCAAAATTCAACTTCCGCAATCTCCATCTTCTCCTCCCTTACTTTCTCCGGGAAGTCTTTCTTTCGGACTACAATTTAATTCTCCTAGCCAAGCAGCTTCTCCAGCTCGTCCAGTCTTTAAGCATTGACGTTGAATATCTTTTTCATGAGCAAAGGCTCCAAGAAAAAATGGTCCGGACGTGACCAACAAAATAAGTATAGTTTTATTAAAAAGCATAAATCCTTTCCTTCTTGCTTTCAGCAAGATCTTCAAGTTAAAGTTTTTCTCTTTCTTTTCTTCCTTTCTTCCTTCCTCTTTCTCCCAACTAGCCAATATTATACACCAATCCCTAAATTCTAACAATATAATTTATCCATCCCCCCTATAACCCCTTGATTTTATTACAAT